AATCAACGGCACAGACTTTAGTTCCTCACTTGCATCGGTTGAATTGCCGATTGAAGTAGAAACTCAGGACACTACCGCTTTTGGTGCAACATTCCGTACCGCAATCGCAGGATTGCAGACCGGCTCAATCACCCTAGAGTTCCACCAGGACTTTGGAGCAGGAGCCATTGACACAGTTCTTTACCCACTACTAGGCACAAACGCCACAGTGACAGTACGCCCAGCAGGAACCGCTACAAGTGCAACCAACCCTGCCTTTACTGGTACTTACCTTGTGACCCAGTATTCCCCATTCAACTCAACCATCGGTGACCTCGCCACACTATCTGTGACCTGGCCTCTAAATGGTGCATTGACAAGGGCAACAGCCTAAGACCATGCAAATCCCATTCATAGTTGAGTTTGTGGATGGTAATAAAGAAAAGGTTGTCACTGGCACCCCAGACTTTATTGCCTTCGAAGAGAAGTACAACTTGGCCATCACGACTATCCAGTCGGACCCTCGCCTAACCTACCTGAGCTTCATTGTTTGGAACTCGCTCCGCAGAACCAAAAGGACTGACAAATCCTTTGAGGATTTTGTCGAAACGCTAGATTCCATCTCAGGCGATGATGTGGACCCAAAAGTCTAAAGATTAAGGGGCTGGGAGCAACAAGCCAGCATTACCTAATCGCTTACTTAGCCTGTGAAACAGGGATTGCACCCTCGGCTCTACTACAAGAGTCCGAGCGTATGCTCTTTACGATGCAGATGTATCTAAAGGGCAAAGCAGAACAGATGAGGCAATAATGATAAAGAGTATGTCAGTCGAGGTCTACGGCATTAGGGAAACCCTTGCCGAGATCCGCGATGTAGACAAAGACCTATTCTTTGAGATTAGGGCCTTCATGAAGCGAGCCGGTGACACCCTTGGTCGCAGGATTCAGGGCAACATTCCGCTGCTTGCACCTATTCGAGGCTTTAGGCACAATGGCCGAACAGCCTGGCGTGGTGCTACAACCAAGACAAATGTAAGTGGTCGTAATGCTAGAGCTGGCATGGATGGTGCAACACCCCTTCTCCAGGTAGTTGTAAATGGTGCAGCAGTAAGCATCGCTGACATGGCAGGTCGCGGTGGGGGTAAGACTCGCTTGCAGACCACAAGGACTTACGAGTGGAAAGGCACTACTCGTAGGCACACTGTCACTACTCAGGGTCAAGAGATGATCAAGGCTTTAGGCATGAGCCCATCTCGATACATCTACCCAGAGGCCGAGCAGTCGGTTCCATTCATTCAGGGCTATGTGTTGCAGGGTGTTGAGCAATACACCAACAAGCTCAATAGAAACATTGAAGTGATTGGGAACCGATAATGGCCGGCATAAAAATCAACATCCTGAGCAACTTCAATGCTCAAGGATTCAGCAAGCTACAAAGGGAACTCAAGCGACTTGACACTCCTATCGAGAAGCTTGGGGCAGTCACTAGATCTCTAGCCCCTGCTGCACAGATTGGCCTTGTGGCTTTGACAGCCCTTGGTGCTTCTGCCCTTAGAGCAGCCGAGGATGCACAGGTAGCTGACCGCAGACTTGCCAGCGTTGCAGACTCCATGAACCTATTTGGAACTCAGACCGGTGCAGTGACTAAGCGACTACGCGACTTTGCAGACGCAACGATGAAACAGACCGCGATTGACGATGAGGTCATCAAGGCAACACAAGCCAAACTACTTACCTTCAAGAACCTAGCTCAGACTGCCGATGTTATGGGTGGGGCTATGGATCGAGCTACCCTAGCTGCTATTGACTTGGCAGCAGCAGGATTCGGCTCGGCAGAAACTAACGCCACTCAGCTTGGTAAAGCTTTGCAAGACCCTATCAAGGGAATTACTGCCCTAGCCCGAGCTGGTGTGACATTCACCGAGCAAGAGAAGGCAAAGATAAAGGTCTTGGTCGAGTCGGGCAAGATGCTTGAGGCTCAGGACATGATTCTGTCAGCTATCGAAACTCAGGTTGGTGGCACCGCTGCTGCTACTGCAACAGGCTCGGCAAAGATGGCGGTGGCCTTTGGTGAGATGCAGGAAGCTATCGGAAACGCTTTGTTGCCAGTGCTTGAACAGCTTGTGCCACTTATCACCGGACTGTTTGACTTTATTGCTAAGAACTCAGTTGTAGTGTCTGTGCTTGCAGGTATCTTTGGAGCTTTAGCTGTTGCCATCCTTGGTGTGAACTTTGCCCTAAACGCCAACCCGATTGTCAAGGTCATCACCTTAGTTGCAGCTTTGGCTGCCGGTGCTGTTGTCTTGATCAACTACCTGGTCGGCTTGTCTGGTGGCTGGGGCAAGTTGTTTGAGGCTATGCAGAAGGGCTTGGCTGAGGTCGGCAAGTTCTTTGGAACTGTCTTTGATTCAATCAGCAACTTAGTCGTTGGAGTAATCAACGGCCTAGCCACAAGGTTTGAGAACTTTATCAACACAATCATCAGTGGGCTAAACGGCATCATCAGCCTTGCCAATGCTGCCCTTGCAATAGTGTCAACAGTCACAGGTGGAGCTGTAAACATTCAGGTCCCAAAGGTGCCAACTGTCGTTATCCCAAAGGTGCCAGTAAAGACCCCAGCAAAGATACCTACCAAGATCCCTAAGCTTGCTCTCGGCGGTATCGTTATGCCACAGCCAGGTGGAGTGCTTGCCAACATTGCTGAAGCAGGACAACCTGAAGCTGTTATCCCACTAAACAAGATGGGCCAATACACAAACAACAAGCCACAGAATGTTTACAACATAAATGTCAACGGCGGTGTTGGCTCTGGCTCGACTATCGGTAGGGCAATCGTTGAGGCTATCAAGTCCTACGAGCGTACTTCTGGTGCTGTCTTTGTGGGAGCATAATGCCAGCCCCAGCAGTCAAAGTTGAACTAGGTCTAAACCTCGGTCAGGCAGACCCTTTTGCCTTTACCCTCAATGACGCAATCAAAGGTGTCCTAGACAACACAAGCTTTACCCTTGGTGGCGAGAGATACTTTGACATCTCCGACAGACTGATTGCTACAAGCACAGCTCGCGGTAAGAACCAGGCACTAGATCGTATTGACGCTGGAACCTCGAGCATTGTTGTTGACAACTCAGACCGACACTTTGACCCCTTGTATCCCAACGGCCCTTACTTTGGTCAGCTCATCCCTCGCCGAACTGTAAGAATCACCTGCAATGACCAGCCAGTCTTTATCGGTGCCATAGATGACTTTGACATTGTTTACGCACCAAGCAACCGGTCACAGGTTCGCATAGATGTATCCGATGCCTTCTCGACTTTGACTAACTCAGGGCTTGAGGAGTTTACCCCTACTGCCCAGCTCTCAGGTGCTCGCGTGAACGCTGTGCTTGACAGACCCGAGGTTGACTGGCCAGCAGCCGAAAGAGAGATTGATACCGGCAACTCAACAATGCTGGGGGCTCTCGTAGCTGAGGGAACCTCGGTGCTTGAGTATCTGCAACTTGTAAGCAACTCAGAGTTCGGTGACTTGTTTATTGGCAAGGATGGCAAGGTCGTATTCCGCGAGAGAAACTCTGTACCCAACACGCCTAACCTAGTCTTTACCGATGAGGTCGTTGCTGGTGTTTACCAGGGCATCCAGTTCGCCAGCGTAAACAATGTCTATGGATCTGAGAACCTTTACAACCGCATCCTTATCAGCAACGCTAGTAGCCCTATCCTTGAGGCCTCGGCTTCTGATACTGAGTCGCAGACTGTCTATGGTCCTCGAAGCTACTCACAGAGCAACTTGCTTGTTGCAAGCCAGTCTGAGTTGCAGTTCTTGGCAGATTACTTGCTTGCCAGATTCAAAGAACCTCAGTACCGCTTTGAGGCTGTGACAGTAGTGATGGACACGCTGACTTTAGACAATCAAAATGCTGTCCTAGATCTCGAGATTGGTGACATTGTGCAGGTTCGCTTTGAGCCTTCCGACATCCCACCGGCCATCGAGCAGTATGTCAGGATCATCGGCATTAGCCACGACTGGACCTCAACCAGCAAGAACATTACCTTTGCCCTAGAACGCCTTGACTTTGCCATCTTCATCCTAGACAACCCTGTCCTTGGCGAGCTGGACAATGACCGCTTGGCCTACGAGTAGTAAACTAAAACGAGAACAAAAGGAAACCAATGCCAAGAAAAACCTTTACCGCTGGTGAAGTCCTAGCAGCTGCTGATGTGAACTTATACCTCAGCAATGAGGTGACACTCACTGCCTCTACTGCTACCTCTTACACAGTGCTTACCTCTGACCGCTACAAGATCCTAGAGTTTGACTCTGCCTCTAACAGCACAGTAACTATCGGAACTGCCACAGCTTTCCAAGCTGGCGAGCGTGTTGACATCTTGCAAGATGGTGCTGGAACTGTCAGAATCACTCGTGATGGGACAGCCGTTAGCCTTGCTGGTCGAGGAACCGCTGGAACTGCTTACACTATTGGTCAGCGTTATGACGCTGTATCTGTTATCTGTGTGGGTACTAACTCTTACCGCATTATTGGTAACGCAACGGCGGTTTAGTCATGGCACTTAGTCCATTAGGTATTTATAGTGCTGCTGGGGCTTCAGTAGCGCTTGCGGTTGAGTTTTTAGTTATCGCTGGTGGCGGTGGCGGTGGTCGAGGTAGCGGTGCGGCCAACGACTTTATCGCCGGTGGTGGAGCTGGAGCTGGTGGCTATCTAACTAACACAGCAGTTCTATCTCGATTGACAAATTATTCTGTAACTTGTGGTGCTGGTGGAGCTGGGGCTTCGACAGACAACACAAGCGGTACAAATGGTGTAAACAGTATCTTTTCAACTAATACTGCGGTAGGCGGTGGAGCTGGTGCTAAAGCTCAACTAGCTGGCCTTGACGGTGGCTCAGGTGGTGGTGGTGGTGCTGACCAAATCGTTCGTGCTGGTGGTACTCCAACTTCTGGTCAAGGATTTGCCGGTGGTAGTAGCTCAGGTATTTCAGGAGCAGGAACTTCTGGTGGTGGTGGTGGTGCTAACCAAGTTGGTTCCAACGGAGATAATTCTACGAGCGGTAAAGGTGGAGATGGTTTAGCTTCTTCCATTACTGGAACTTCCGTAACAAGGGGCGGTGGTGGCGGTGGTGCCAGAGGAGCTGGTTCTCGCACACACGGAGCTGGTGGTACTGGCGGTGGTGGAGCTGGTCAAACTGTTGCTGGTGTAGCTGCTGTTTCTGGAACTGTCAATACAGGCGGTGGTGGTGGTGGTACATTTACCAATACAGCAGGTAGCGGTGGTTCTGGAGTTGTCATTCTTAGCTATCCAACAGCCTTTACAATTACGATTGGTGCTGGACTAACAGGAACCACCTCAACTTCTGGCGCAAATAAAGTGACTACAATTACTGCTGGTAGCGGAAACGTTAGTTGGGCATAATGGCACATTACGCATTTTTAGATGAAGAAAACTTAGTTACAGAAGTAATAACAGGCATTGACGAAACCGAGCTAATCGAGGGCTTACACCCTGAAACTTGGTATGGAAACTTGCGAGGACAAGTTTGTAAAAGAACAAGCTACAACGGAAACATAAGAAAAAACTACGCAGGAATTGGTTTCACTTATGACCCTGACCTTGATGCTTTTATCGCACCTAAGCCTTATGATTCTTGGATTCTTGACGAAGCAACTTGCCAATGGCAAGCACCCGAACCTTATCCGTCTGACGGACTTCTTTATGCTTGGAACGAAGCAATAACTAGCTGGGTACTATCAACAGTAACAGGAATGTAATGGCTGAGGAAACAACTGGGGTACGCATTACCCAGCAGATGATCTACCAAAAGCAAATAGAGATGAACGACACTCAGCTCAAGATGCTGGTCAAGCTAGACAACCTAGATGATGTGCCGGACAGGATTAGAGAGGTTGAGCTGTCCTTGGCTCGCCTTGCCTGGATAGAAAAGATCGCCTACACAGGCCTTGCTGCTGGTGTTGTTGCCCTTATTGGATCGCTACTAAACATGATTGGAACAATGTGAAAACTAAACCTCAGATGCCCCTAGACGGCAAGTTTGGCAAAGACTGGAAAGTCACCTCACCTTTTGGCTGGCGTATTCACCCAATCGAGAAGTATAAGAAACACCACAATGGCGTTGATCTATGGGGACCAAAGGCAAAGATTTGGAACGAAGCCTGGCATGATGGCACAGTCGTTGCTGCCGGTACCTCAAAGCTAAAGAACCCAGATGGCTCACTTGGTGGGGTTGGCTACTATGTTGACATTCGCTCAAAGATAAATGGCGAGTGGTACACAGCTCGTTATGCCCACATGGTTGAGAACTCTCTAACTGTTGTAAAAGGCGAAAAGGTCAAGGCCGGAACTCGCTTGGGCATCATGGGCAACACTGGTGCATCTGCTGGCCGACACCTACACTTCGAGATCTGCAAGGGCAAGTACCTAAAGTGGACCTCTGACGGCAAGGGCTATGTTGACCCTCTAAAGTTTGTCAAAGCCACTATCGCTAAGTGGGAACTCGATGCTGAGGTTGGATTGCCAACACCTGACACAGGTGAGGTTGCCCCTGCCCCAGTTCACGAGCCAGTCCAAGTAGTCAAAGCCCCTAAACCCCCAAAGGTGCAACCGAAACTTGCTAAATAACTTAGCCAAAAAGAAAAGCCTACGAGTCATGCTTGTAGGCTTTTTTTTATTCTTTATGATCTGGCAGCCTACCCCTGCCTATGGTGCTCAAGCTTGGGCAACCATCACTTGTGCCGACTCGACTGGCACTCAGCAAACCTTTACAGTTGGATGGGAAAATGAAAACAACTACTTCTTGGATAAAGGCAACATTCCCCAGCACTTTTGCGAGGGTGGCTATGCTGGTCAGCTCACCACTTTTGTTGGCGTTGTATCTAGTGACGGCACTGAGCTGGACCCTGCTTTGCTTTACCATCCTGGTTATCTTGCTCCTGATCCTGTGGCCCCCACTCCTAGCCCTGAAGCTGTACAAGAAACTCAAACGACAGTAAGGACAGATGATGTCGAACGAACCGAAACAGTTGAACGCACCGAAGATGTGGCTCGCACTGAGGAAGTTGTCAGAGAGCCTGAGCCAGTGGCTCCGGTGGCTCCCATAGCCCCAGAGCCCGAACCTACCCCAGAACCTACCCCCACACCTACGCCAGAACCAGAACCTAGTCCCACAAGCCCTGTAAAGCCTGTAGAGCCGACAAAGCCCCCAGAGGTCATAACACCTACCCCAGAGCCTACTGAGCCCCCTACGAGCCCTACAGAGCCGACAATTTTGAGTGAGCCTAGCCCTGAGCCTGAATTGCTAGAGGAAACAATAAGCATCGAACTAGCGTTAGAAGCTGTCGGTAAACTTGTAAACAACCTACGCTCAATCGGGTCGGATCTAAGTCCAGAAGTACGAGAACAGGCACAGCAAGTAATTGTTGCGTCTGTAATCGTCACCCAGGTCGCTCTAGCAGGTAGGAAACCTTGAAGTTTATCAAAGACCAACTAGATCAAGCTTGGACAATTCTGGGCTTAGGCATCGCTTGGGTCGTACTTGAGGGCACAGCTAAAGACTTTGTTGGTTGGGCCATCCTCATCACAATCGCTATTTGGGCAGCAACTTACCCCCTACGAAAGGACTGACCTATGTGGTTAGACATCGCACGCAGAACTCTAGCTGTAATCATCTTGAAGGTCACAGGCATCTTTGTCGGTGGAGCAGTTATCGGTCTTGAGGTAGCTCAGGCAGTAGCTATGGCAGCCTTCGCTGGAATCATTGATGTAGCTCAGGAGCTCTCACGCTCATACCTGGCTGATGGTCAGATTGACGCTGATGAGATCAACAAGTCCTTTGGCAAGATTGCCGAAAAGACTGACAAGAAAAGCTAACCCCTTAGCTTCTGTCTTTCATCGGCAGTAGTGCCACCCCAGATGCCTACCATCCCTGCTGACAGGGCATAGTCAAAGCACCTTAGCCTGACCGGACAGTCGTTGCAGACTTCCTTAGCTACGGCAATCAGCTTTTTACGCAGATACACATCTGGCTCATCTTCAGGGAAAAAACACTCTGGCAGTTGACTGCACTCAACGCCCCCATTCTCGCTGATCGCGTGTTGCAGCTCAATGTATTTGCGTTCCAGTTGTCTAAATGTCATAGGCCGACACTAGAGTAAAAACACGATAAATAGCAAACCCACGCCGAGAGAGTTAGCGTGGGCTTGCCGACAAGGAAAGAGAGGGAAACCTTGCCAGTTTCTAAGCTACCAACCGAGATAAACGAGTTGCAGGATGCAGTCCTGCTAGGTGACTTTGCCAACGGCTCAGCGGAGTGGCACTCACTACGCAATGAACCAGGTGCAGTCGGTGGCTCAGACATCGCTGCTATTGCCGGACTCAGCACTTGGGAATCAGCCATAACTAAGTGGGCTAAAAAGACAGGTCAGATTCCTGATGAAGTAGAACCCAACATGAGCATGAAGCTCGGCACAAAACTTGAGGCACCTATCTTGGAACTGTTTGCCGATGAGCACCCTGAGTTAGAGATCTACGAAACAGGCACATGGGCAAACAAGACCTACGACTGGGCTAGAGCAAACCTTGACGGACTTTACAAAGATGCTGACGGCAACTGGGGCATCATCGAGGTCAAGTTCTCTCGCGACTACTGGACACAAGTGCCACAGTCTTATCGAGCACAAGTGCTTTGGTACATGAAGGTGTTTGGCATTAGGCGAGCCAAGCTTGTTGCACTAGCTGGCTCTAGCTACATGGAGTTTGACATTGAGTGGGATGAGTTTGAGGCAAACACACTTTGGGAGTCTGCCCTTAGATTCCGGCAAGCTTGCCTAAATCTAAAGATGCCTGACTGGGATGGGTCTAACTCGACACTAGAAACTATCCGAGCACTTAGCCCAAACATCGAGGATGGCGAGGCTGACTTGGATGAGCTTGGGGTGCACTACTTCAACGCTGTCAATGACGCAGAGAAGGCTAACAAGCTAATGACAGACCTGAAGGCTAGAGTTATCAAAGCAATGGAAGGTAAGAAGCGAGGCATCATCTACGGCGAGCACCTGCTTAGTCTTAGATCAAGAGCCGGTGGAGCACCTTACTTGCACCACGAGAAGGGTAAGTAAATGGCACAGTTCAACCTCAACGATTACGAAACAGTCGAGCAACGCATTAAGCGTTTTTACAAGGACAACCCTGACGGCAGAATCATCACCGAGAATCAAACAACCCTGCAAGACCGACAGGTGAGCACTTGGGTAGTCATGGCAAGCGTGTACCTAAACAACGAAACCGACAAGCCAAAGGCAACAGGTCTAGCTTTTGAGGTTGATGGTCAAGGCATGGCTAACAAAACATCTGCACTAGAGAACGCTGAAACATCTGCCATCGGTAGAGCACTTGCTAACGCCGGATACTCAGGCAACAAGCGAGCCACACGCGAGGAGATGGCCAAGGTTGCAAGGGATAAAAAACCAAGTGCAACTGCAAAAGATTGGCTCGCAATGGCAGCAGAATTAGGCAATGACCTTGATGGTTTACGCTTGCTATACAGCGAGGCCAAGACTGGTGGGGCTGACACAGCAACACTCGACAAGATCAAGGCAATCGCAAATGGACTATCAGGCTCAA